AGTTGCTCACCACGGAATGGAATACAGCGGTGCCTGGGTACGAACAATCCATTCAAAGCACATGGAATAGTCAGTACAAGTTCATCATCGAAGTCATGTTCGACGCGACGAGTCGTCGCACATTTCGTGCCTTCTGCAAAATCCCTTCATTGGATTTGTCAGCCGCTCGCGATGGCCTTATCGAAGGGAGCTTCCCCTTCATCATCTCTCAGGAAAACACAATTCATACACCTAGTACTGTTTCATCTTCCTTCTTCACGAAGATTGCTTAAAGGATAAAGGAAAAGAGAATATGAGCGAGCAACTGAGAGACGCAGCCTTCAACGCAGACGAGGTGGCCCTTGTTGAGTTCGAGCACAGGGGCCAGCGGTACGCCATCAAGCCACCAACGCTGCTTCAGCAGAAACAAGCGAAGCTGGCAGCGAAGACGAAGGAAGGCATTGACGAGACGCTGATGGGCGTCCTTCTCCTGGTAGGCTGCATCGTCAACCCAGAAACATCCGCTCCTGTGTTTCAACGCGCTGACGTTGACGCCCTGATGCAGCAACCCTCGACGCCCAACAGCTTCCTCGGCAAGGCCCTCGCAGCCTTCGGCAAGCTGTCGGAGCAGACTTCGGCGGTGGAGAGTTTTTTCGAAGCAACCGGGCAAGGCAGCTAGTCTATTTCATTGCCCGGGAGCTGGGGAAGTTTCCCAGTGAAGTTGAGGAGACGTTGACGGCTTTTGAGTTGGCAGAATGGAGTACCTTCTTCAAGATGGAGAAGGAGGCACACGACGACGCGATGAGGAAAGCGCAGCTTAAGAAGCGGAGGTGACGGCATGGCACTCAGTCTTGGAAGTCTCTTCGTCAAGCTGTCTGCAGACCCTTCCGAGCTCGTCAAGGGTATGGATTCCGCCGCCGACAAGGTGGCGAAGTTTGGCAACAAGCTGAACGAGATTTCCGGCAAGCTGGGTGCCTTGGGAGTCTCGCTCGCTGCCATCGGTGCCGGGGCAATTCGCCTCGCGTCTCAATTCGACTCACAGGTGAAGGGCGCCACCGACAACCTCTCCAACAGCTTCGCCGCTGTCTCGGTTGAGGTGGGCCGGGCCCTCCTGCCTGTCATCAACCTATTGACGCAAGCCTTCGCGACGCTCGCTGGGTACCTTCGAAGCGTGGACCCTGAGACGAAGGCGCTGGTTGCAGGATTCGCCGCAGCAACAGCCGGGACGCTCACCCTTGTTGCTGGTGTGGGCAAGGTGGTTTCCGCCTTCACGTCCCTTGCCCCTGTCATCTCTGGGGCCCTGGGGCCTATTGTGCCCGCCATGCTGCCCGTCGTCGCGGTGGTGGCAGCCATCGCCCTCGCGGTGCCCCTCCTGTGGCAGGCATGGAAGGAGAACTTCGGCAACATCCAAGGCTTCACCACATATGTTGTCGATGTCATTGTCGAGAAGTGGAACGCCTTTAAGGGCTACTTTTCACGCACTGTCTCTTTCCTCGGCAGCGCATGGGAAACATTGACGGGCTTCCTGTGGAGCTCGTGGAGTGTCGTCATGAAGGGCGTGGCCAGTCTGGCAGGCAGCGTCGCCAAGGCCTTCGGTGCAGATTGGACAATGGAGCTGGATGCATTCAATGAAACCATCGACGACATCGCGAAGCGGGGCTTTGGTGGACTTGTGGAGGACGCCGTCGACGGTGCCACCATTGTCGGCAAGGCATGGATGGAGGGCGCTTCGGATATCGGACGGACATTAAAGGATAAGGTGGGCGGAGCCATCAAGGGCGTCTTTGATGAATACGGCAAGGGCCTCGACAAATTAAAGGCACTTCCTGGCGCTGTTGCGGGAAAGACGGAAAAGAAAAAACCGCAAGTGATGATGATGGAGGAGATTATCATCACCGGAAATCTGCCCACCATCGCTGATCGCATCGGCGAAGGCATGAAGGCAGCAGGTGATTCGCTCATCGCTTCTATGGGTGAGGTGGGACAGCTCGTGTCCTCATTTGCTCAAACAATGACTGCTACCGGAGATCCACTCATCGCCTTGACGAAGGTGTTCGCCGAGCTGGTGATGAAGACTGAGTCATTCTCGAAGCTGATGGACAATAGCCTCAAGCTGCTTGGGTCTATCGTCAATCTTTTGGACAAGTTGTTTGGTTGGTTGTTCGACTTGCTCGGCACTGTCTTTGATGCGATCTCAAACGCAATCGATGCGGTTGCAGAGTTCATTGACCCGAGACCGAATCAACTCGAAGTACCGGGCGGACTCAAGGAAATCGAAATACTGCCACCTAAACAACAGACAGACATTCTGGAGCCATTGACGGACGCAGCCACCGAGGCAGCAAAGGCACTCAACAAGCTGAACGAGTCCATAACGAATGTTCCTGCAGGCTTCAGGCTGGCCGCTGCTCGCTTCAATGCGACGCGTCCCGACGTGATGTCTATACAGAGCGGACGGGGCCAGCCCATCGAGGTCAGCGTCAACCTGGACGGTCGCCGCTTCGCGAAGACTGTCAACCTCGTGAACGTTCGCGACTACTACATCAACACCGGAGGCCTGCCTCCGCCCACTAGGCCCTAACATGCCCTTCCTGTCCGCCAATGGCCTTGAAATACCTGTTGCAGCCGACACGATGGCTGAGTCTATCCGCGAGATAGGCCAAACGGTGCAGGCCTTCTCCGGCACTCTCGTCAGGAGTCGACAGACGGTCAAGCGGGACATTGACTTAGAGCTGCCCTTCATTGAGCCCGTCCTAAGCGGCCAGTGGGAGAGGTGGCTGCGTGGAGAGGGCGAGGCGTGGAACTTCGTCAATCTTTACGGAAGCAAGGGGACGGCGCCTGAGTCGGGGTACTCTGGCACCATCGACGCAGGAAACGGAGTCTCTGGGGCTGCCTTGCTGGTGTCCTCCGGCAGCCACGCCTACCGAATCGCACCGAGTGGCAGTAGTTGGACCTTCGCCATTTGGTATTCAAACAACGCGACGCCGGGCACAGGCTATTCTCACTACGTCGTCACATCTGCCGGGAAAAAGTGGCTGAACGGCGTCCGAGACGACGCGGCGGTGACGACATGGGCGGCGGTTTCTTCTGGCATCCTGACTCTTACCGGCGGAAGCAATAGGCGCTTCGACAATCTCTTTGCCTTCCCTGCTACGCCTGATGACTCATGGCCTCCTGACTGGTACGGCAGCGCAGGCGCGGGCCTTGTGGCAGCCGGGACAGCTCGCCCACCCTTTCTGACGTTGACGGGTGATGCCATCCTTGAGACGACACGGACGGCTCTGGGGGAGGTGTCGACGACTTCGGTGGCTATTGCGCAGGGTGGGACTCGCCGAAGGCTGACGGCCTCTCTGAGGCAGACATGAGGACGGTTTCCACCGCTCAGCAAACCATCCTTGAGGGTGGCCTTCGTGGGCAGCACCTAAAGGTTGAAATCAAGGACGCCGGAGGCACCTGGAGGGACATGGCGTCCTACCCCGGGTTTGACTCTGTCCGCGGGGCATCATGGCGAGAGAGTCTCGACGGGGGCATCGCCTCGGCTGAAATAAGTTTCATTCGCGAGCTTGACGGCCTCAGTCTTGCGCCTCTCATCGACAGCGGGCCTAACAAGGGCTTCGTGCCCACGGCCTCGACGGTGGCCCTCATCGCCATCAACCGGGAGATTCGACTTAGTGTCGCCTCGATACCTGGCGACAATGCGGCCACATCCGGTCAATTCGAAGTTTTTTTCCATGGGAAGATTGACGGCTTTGACGTTGCCGACAACCCCATGACGGTGACGGCGAAGGACTTGGCGGGGCAGCTCGTCGAGACATACATCGAGGCCGAAAGACACTACGCAATAGCAGCGGTTTCCGGAGCGCCTGTGGGCGTCCGCGTCTTCGAGCCGGGGCAGGCTTATGTGTTGAACGAATACGTCATGCCCACCGAGGGGAACCGCCTCATCTCTGGTGCGGCTCGTTTCTATAAGGTGACGACGGCAGGCACCGCGGCAGTCTCAGAGCCATCGTGGCCAGCGTCAGGGACTGTCTCAAGTAACACGGTTGTGTTCACTTATCAGGGCACCCTATCTGCGACGACGGGGTATGCGGTCGAAGCTGTGATGCAGCAGATTCTTAACGACAACGGCTTCTCCTCCTTTACCCTGTCGACTCCCACCTCGCCCTCTTGGAATATCACGGCCTACAGACAGGAGCGCACCTCCGTCTTCGATGCCCTCCGGACGCTGGCGCTTCAAATCGGGTGGGACTTGCGGATGAAGTGGAACTCAACAGCCTCTGAGTTTCGCCTGACTTTCTACGATCCCAATCGCTCGAAGACATCTCCAGACTTCACCTTCACGCAGGATATGTACGAAGCGGTGACCGGGGCGGCCATCGACAGCGCAGACATTCGCAACGTAGTTCGAGTCATCTTTTTGAATGCCGCCACCACGACACCAGACGGCATCGTGCCTCGTGACTTTGTTGAGGTGTCGGACGCAAACAGCATCACGAAATACGGGCGGCGATATTTTGAAATCGCAGAGGATGCCACCTCAAACATTGACTCAAGCAGTGAGGCGACGACTCTGGCGAATGCGGCGTTGTCTGACTTAAAGGAGCCGACGCTGTCGCATGAAGTCGTGCTCGCCTATGCCTTCCCCTGGGCAGAGCTGAACGACTTGTTCCGCTTCAATACCAACGGCAGACATTACAGTTCAAACCAAGACCTCGCATGTGTCGCGATTCAACATGACGCATTCGAGGGAGAGTTGAAGACGACGCTATCTTGTCGAGGCAAGCCCACCGCAGGCGCTCGAATATGGGCGGGAATGAATCGCCCCTTGCCTGACCTCATCAAGCCCAAGACGCCGATCACCTTCGGTATCTCGACGACGGGCATGGCCATTACATCAACGCCCATTCCTGGCGGCGCTCGCTTTAAGATGGGCTTCACACCTCTTCTTCGGGCAAAGCCTGTCTTCTACGAGTTGCACGTCTCGTCTGCCACCATCACGACGCCGGACAGCTCCACGCTGGTGACGAGGACGGATGCACGCGAGGTCGAGTTGACGAAGTTGAACCCCGGGACAACCTATTACGTCCGCTTTATTCCCATTTTTAGGGACGGCGAGAGGGAAGCGCGGGGCCTTATCTCAACCGAGACAACATTCGTTGCTGGCCGCACGGTTTCCCACCACCTGGAATCCGAGATTGCCTACTCGCAAGCGCCTCTCAATCGGCACATGGAAAGCCGCTTCGGCGGAGCAGCTGGGAAAGACAATCTTCCGGACCATTGGGAGCTCGTTAGCGGCACTCTGGGGACGGAAGTTTCATCAAAATACGATGACACAGCAGGCGTGGGGAATGCTCGTTCAGGCCTTTACTACCTCCGCTTTGCCACCACATCCAGTACCGGGGCTGTCAAGACAAAGCCCATGGTGTTGACGGGTGGGCAGCGGTACAAGGTGACAACGCTTGCGAAAAACATCAGCGGGACGGGCAACTGGAGCCAAACGGCTCGATTGCTGAAGTACGACAAGACGGCGCTGTCTTCAGAGCAATTCAGCCACGCGGTGACCGAGGAGGTCGGCACCTGGTTTGACCGGACAAACTACCTCAACGCCGGGGCCAATGCGCGGTACATGCAGCTAGAGGTCGGGACGGGCAGCTCATCGACGCAGAGTTTCGACGTTGACTCTGTCCGCATCGAGGAGGTGCCGGACATCGCCCGGTATTACCACACAGCAGGGGCTTCTATTCCGAACGCTACCTCAACCATCATCAACTTCGACACCGCCTTCGACTCGCAAACCAACAGCAACGTCACCACTGGGGCGAGCTGGGCCTACGCTGCGCCGAGGCGGGGCTATTACCTAATTCAGACGGCGGTAACGATTGTCTACGCCAACAACGACAGCGGCACATGCTACATCGAGGTGTTTAAGAATGGCAGCGTCGAGCGGCGAATCTGGCGACAGTCAGGCCACGTCCTCCGTGAAGAAACGCAGTATATGGCCTCCTGTATTCTGTACCTTAACAGGGGCGATGACATCGATATTCGCATCTATCAATCGACGGGCCATGCGCGAAACCTTGAGGGCGGTACACAGACTTACGTTGAAATCATGCAGGTTGCTTAGGTAGACTCTGGCAAGGAGGCACACATGCGACGACTTATGGTGGCTTTTTTTTGTTTCTCTGGGTTGACCTTCGGGGCTGACAAGCACGTCGGCACCATCACGACGACGGTGGCTAATACGTCTCTTTCCAACAGCACGACAGCCGTGCCGTTTACTCTCGCCAAGGGCGGTCGGTACATGGTCCAGTGCGATGTTGAAGCATGTGTCGCCTCCGTCAAGACAGGTACAACGGCCATCAAGTGCAGCGGCGTTGCAGGCGCTGCGACTGTGGCCAATCGTGTCGGACAGAAGATGATTTACGACCTGACGCTCGCCTCTCCGGATGAATTCATCGCGGTGGTGGCCACCACTGGGGCGACGACATGCGAAGTCTACGCGGTGACGCCATGACGAGGGCCCTCCTGGTATTCGCCGGGTTTGTCATCGCTGGCGCTGTCTCCTTCGCACAGGTGGGCGGACGTGGGCGGAACGTCGCCTTCGTCGATGGCACCACCATCAGCCCCACCTCAGTGCAGGCCTCCGGTACTGCCGACCAGTTTGTGTGCACAGCGACAACCGCTGTCTGTGAAGTTGAGACGGCCACCAACGCCACCACCATGACGGCTACCGTACCCGCCTTCGACATCGGGCCCACGGCCACGCCGGACGCGAACGACCGCCTCGCCTGTTTTTCCTACGGAGCCACGGGCAGCAAGACGCGGGCCGTGTGCGTCGATAAGGAAGGCGACACGAGCGCCACCGGGGCTTTCAATTCCTCGGTCGCAAGCGGAAACCAAGCATACACCTGCACCAACACCGGCTGTAGGTTGTCCTTGGGAAACACGGCCCGCTATTTTGTGGATGACGGAACAAACCTTGAGGCCGTGGCGCCCATGCAGGCAACGACATTTAATGCGACGGACGCAACCAACGCCTCAGCCTTGTTTTCAGGCGGCAGCGCAACAAACGCCATGTATTTTCAGAGCAACACCACCGATGCTTTCACCGCAGCGGCTACGGGGTATGACTCTGCTTTTGTTTTCAAGCTCAACGAAAACATAGGCGACAATGACATCGGTTTTTCTGTCATTGCTTCAAACAACAGCATTCCGTTTTATTTGCAGGAAAACGGGCAAGCAACCTTTGCAGGCGCTGTGCGGAGCGGCACCGCCGTTTTTGAAGCAAACGGCAGCACAAGCGTTTTTTTGCAGGGAAAACCCGCTGACGGCGCATCCGCAGTTGCTATGGTGTTGCGAAGTACCACCAACCACGCAACCTCTGGCGCAAAGTTGGTTTCCGTCCGAAACAACACCACGAGCGAGGTTTCTTTCATCGACTATTTGGGCAACCTGAGCGGAAACAGCTACGCCGCCACGGCCACGTCTGGTAGCAGCTTCACCGGAGGCAATTCCAGCACCTCGCTCACAATGACGAGCAACGCGACTGACTCAGTGACTTCGGGCTCAGTGCCAGCGATTCGGCTCAAGGCTGGCGTTGATATTGCTAGTGCTGATTTGGCTCTTGCGGTCGAAAGGCATGATGGGGCGATTGCGTTTTCCATTCAAGAAGATGGACAAATTACGTTTGGAGCATCAACGCAGATTCTTAATGTTGGATATTTTATGCAAAGTGCTGCAGCAATTACTATCGCAGACAATGGCGGAGGAACGGCTGCGGCGTACACATGGCAGCCTTCCTACGGAAGGGCCCTCACGCATTTTACCTGCAACGATGCCGACGGTTGCGATATTACATTAAGCGAAACCAACATCGGCTCTGGGGTGCATCATCGGGCCATTAATGTTTCGGCAAATAACATCACATTCACCGACACGGCCGGAGTCACTGAAATGGCCGGCAACTTTACAGCCGGGCAGTGGGACACCATCGAGTTTGTTTATGTGACGGACCGTTTTGTGGAAATCGGAAGGAGCAATAACTAATGAAAACCAACACGCTCAACGCATCAATCCTTGCAGCCGGAATTGCCCTTGGTGCTGGTGGCGCTGTCGTTTCGCAAGCTGCCGACGCGGACAAGGTGGTGAAGCTGAAGAAGGAAAACACGCGCATCAAGGTGGCCAACTATACCCACCGGGAAGACGGAAGCTGGGTGTTGGTTGTGTGCGGTATTTTGCACGACAACGAAGGGAAAGCCCTTCCGGAAACGTGCCACGAATGCCCGGCAGTTTTTCCTGCTGTCGAAGATGATTTTGTGTCCTGTCATTCTATGGGTGAGGGGTTGGAATGAAGGACGAGGACCTCGTGAATCAAGTCATGCGCCTTTACGAGCTCGTGTCTCTTTTCGAGGACGAGCTCTCGAAGCGTTTTGACTTACTCGAGGCCCAACTACGAGAGCAACGGCAACACCTGGCCGCGTTGACGAGCACAGCGGACAGGGCCGCGATGAATCAACCTCAATTTCGGGGACGCTATGAACCTGAGTGAGTTGCCGAGCTGGCTGATTCCCTTCATAGGAAACATCTCTGTTGCCCTCACTATGCTTCGGGTGCTGTCGGCAAGGCTTGAGGAAATCAAGGCAGAGTTGCGAGAGTTGAACCGTGACTTCCGCAACACGCGAGAGCAAGTAGCAGCCCTGCAGAAGAGCGACGGCTTCCAGTCTGCGCAGATTGCCAAAATAGAGGAACGCCTAAGCCGTCTGGTCGACTCATGGAAAAGCCAAGCCTAAGCCGGAGACAGCGCTTCCTTGATTGGTGCTACTCCCAGCGGGGGCGGCCCTATATCTGGGGCGCGAAGGGCCCTGATGCCTACGACTGCAGTGGACTTGTCACGGCAGGCTTTCTCGCGGTGGGCGGAGAGGACTGGCGTGTCACCCATAACAGCCAGCGTCTTTTCACCGTCCTTCGAGACATAAAGGACAGGCCGGCGAAGGCGGGAGACCTCGTCTTCTATGGGCCGCCCAACAGAGTGACTCATGTGATGGTGTTATGGGAGGATGGGCGCGTCTTCGGAGCGACTGGAGGAGGCAGCCAGACGAAGACGCCGACGAAAGGTGCTGAAGTGCAGTTCCGAAGCAAGGTAAGCTATCGGCCGGACGTGAAGGGCTTTAGGGCCTTTCCTTTTGAGGACTGACAATGGACATCGAAAAAATCGCGAAGGTGATGTTTGAGGCCGTCAACTCTGGCGACTGGGCGGCGGTGGCTGGAGCTGCCCTGGTGCTTATTGTCGCGGGCATTCGCCTTTACGGGCAGAAGGTGCGCGGGGCGCTTCCGGACGAAAACCTCGTCGACAAGGCCCTCACCTGGCTGCTCGAGTCGAAGCCGGGCGGGTGGGTGCTCAACATCCTGACGGCCATATCTGGCGCTATGGGCACCGCCCTTCTCGCCGGGGCACCCATAACCTTCGGCCTCATCAAGGCTGCCCTTCTGACTGCCCTGTCAGGCGCTGCCTTGTGGGAGTTGCTGAAGGACGTGCTTGGGTGGTGGGCCTCGAAGCAGGCTGAGGGCGCAGGCGCTGCTGCTGCCGGGAAGATTAAGACGACGGCACAGGCCCTCAAGGCCATCAACTCGAAGACGGACAAACCCTTCTGATGCTGCCCCTGGCGGTGGCCCTCGTCCTGTCTCAGGCTGTCATTCGGCCTCCGGCGAAGGAGATTCAAGGGGGCGTCGCCATCGTCCAGGGCGGAGCGGTAGACTTGACGCCGGGGGACTGTCTTGTCCCTCGCGATAGGTGCATCGACTACGCACAACAGGCGGAAGGGTGCTTCGCGGAAAGAGAGGAGCTCCGCAAGCGGCCTCCGATGCCTCCTGCGTGGGCCCTCGTTGTCGCTGCCCTTCTCGGCGTAGGTGCAGGCGTGGCCCTTGCCTCGGCCATCAACCCATGAGGTGGGCTCTGCTTCTTGGGGCCCTGTCATCGTGCTTGCCCTTCCGCGTGCCCTCCTGTCGCACTGGCTGCGGGATGGGCGCTTACGTCGACGAGGAGGCCTGTCAGGCGCTCTCCGAGGCCGAAGCGGAGGGTGTTGAGGCCTTCGCCTACCTCGACGAGGGCCTCTGCGACAAGCTGTCAGCGTGGACGCTTTATACAGTCACCTATGAAACAAGCTGGGTGGACTCATGGGGACGGAGGGTGGCTGGGCTGACTTATTGCGACCTACAGGCCGTGGAGGTTGCGGGGACTCACTGGACGAGGAATGCCTACTGGCACGAGCTCGCCCACCTTGCCCAATGTCCCATTGAGGACGGGGCCCACCGCACCTGGGAGGGCCTTGGTGTCTGGAGCCACCTTGAGGCGCTCCGCATAGCCAACGAGTAGTTGCCGCACAAATACGGACACCTGAAGTCCTGCTGCCCGCGCCTGATGTCGGAGGAATGCTTCGAGCTCATCCGACATCGAGACGGTGATTGAGGTGGGGAAGCGTAACACCAGCTCTCGCTTGCCCAGCCGACGCCTTCTTCTTCTCTGGTAGCACCTACCGCAGACGCCTCGCTTTTCAGTGGGCCTCTCGTTGCAGTCTGGACACGTCATGGGACAAGCACAGGCTCAAGGAGGAGGAGAAACCATGTCCCAAGAAACATCAGGACAAGAAACACGACAGCACCGATAAAGTCAGCGGGGGACTCCTTCGCCATCTTCAAGACTTCGTTCCACATATCAGCCTCCGAATCTTTTGATGAGTGCTTCGCGAATGACTTCCGACACCGTCAACCCACGCAGCGAAGCTGCATGAGAGACGCGGTTATAGGTCGACAACGGCAGGGCGCAAGAAACCAGCTTCCGGGCGATTCCCTTGAGTGGCGTGCGCTTCGGCTTCATTCCCATCGCCCTGCGGCGCTGTCGCTGGTAGCAGGTACCGCAAAGCCCCTTCGCCGCGATGACGGAAGGGGCCTTGCAGTTGGAGCAGGTAGCGTTCATGGCTTGACCTTCGTCGCCGTGAATCGGGAGGAGTATCGAGTCTCGGCGAGGGCCTCAAGCGACACCTCAAGTGCCCACGCCTCGTTCTCTGGCAGGCTTTTCTTGAGCTCCTTCGCAATCGCCTCAACCTTCGACTTTTCGACGCTAACAACGTCCCACATTACGTCACGGCCCGAGGCCCTCTGGAGGAGCTCGACGACCTGGGGCCCCGGGTAAGACACCGACGCCACCTGGGAGAAGCGATACCGCATGCCCCCTGCATGAATCTCCGGCACGTTCTCCAACTCGACGCGGATGGCCTCCTCCAGCTCATCCTTCCGCGTTGTCAGTGCCTTAATGACTCCGACGAGCCGCTCCCTCTCCTTCGCCGTGGCGTCGAGATCACCCGCCGCTAAGTCTCTCCCCCACGCCTCGGCGCTCTGCTTCGTGGCGTCAATGTAGGCGTGGCAATTGGTGCGAAACGGACAGTTGGCGCAGGCAGCGCCGACGTTCGCAGGGTACTCCTTCGCAAGCTCAATCTGAGTGGCGGTCACCGCCGCATAGTCGAGGGCCTCGTCGAGGTCTCTGTCCGTATAGGTGACGGTCTGCTCGATGCCATGCCGGAGGAGGACGAGCCGGGCTGGCCACGCCTTCTGAGGCCAATAAAGGCTGCGCAGGGCTGCAGCGTACAGCCTAAGCTGAAGCGAGGCGTTCACCTCGGCAAAAGTAGGGATGAGATGGCCCGTTTTGTAATCGATGACTTCGAGGCCTCGTTCGGTGAGGTCCACGCGGTCGATAAAGCCTGTCAACTGATGTTCCGTCCCTGGGATTGAGATGTTGAAGCCGAGCTCGGCGTGATTCACCGTGGGCCATGGGTTCTGGGCGTCGAGGTACTTTCCCACCATGGCCTGCCCCTCGCCGAACAGCGTTAAGCCTGAGAGGCCAGAGTGCTGGTAGGCCTCCTTGTAGGCGTTGAGGCCATCGACCGTCATAGGCTGCTTGCCCTCGGCGAGCATCTTCCCAACCTTCTCAAGTGCGCTGTGGACGACGGTTCCAAGTTCGAGGTGATCTGCCCGCGCCTGGGGCATCATGTCGATGTAATGGAACTTGTAGGCCAGACGGCAGGATTCCCAGCGGTTGATTCGAGTTGCGCTGATATTCATTTTTTTCCCCTTGTTTGGTGTTTGTGCTGATTACTTCTCGACGAGCTTCTTGTATGCCTTCTCAATGTGTGCCTTCAGTACTGCACGGAAGTAGACCGCCTCGGCCTTCGACAACACCGGCAGAGGATAGGTGCCTGCCCACTGCATGACGTGTTCGATCTCGATGCCCTGCTCCTTGGCGGCACCTGCTATGCACTCAACCAGCCCCAATACCTTGAGATTGATATCCCTCATGCCCTCAACAGACAGACAGGAGAAGCCTTCTGGAAAGTCTGCGGTCAGCTCCCATCCTTCGAGCGCCCCGTCATAGCTATCGTTGATAAGTTCCTGAAGCGTCTTCGCGTCGCACATCATTGGTTCAGTATTCACGGTTTCCTCGTTTGGTGTGGGTGCTGCATGGGACGGGGTCTACATAAAAAAATCGCAGGCCTCGGGATTCCAAGGCGCGCATTGATCATTGTCCCAACGTATGGCTCTCTCAGTCGCAAGTTGGCTGATGTATGCGTAGACGCGTTCGCAATTCAGATTTCGCTCCGCGCATTCAGTTGCAATCCAATCCGAACTGAGCGGCATGCCGTAGTTGTCCTCGTAGTATTCTGCGAAATCTTTTTCGTCGGGCGTCATTTCAAGCTCCTCGTTTTCAGGGCCGGGTGATTCCGGCGACCTGATGAACACAATATACACTAGATATTTGGTCTGTCAAGCGTATCAACGAAGAAAATCGACAAAAAATAAAGTTCCAATGATTTCATGATGTTAGGCAAGGAAAAACCCCCGGCCCATGAAAGCACCGGGGGCACAGCGTAGGAAACGAGGGGGAACCTACGCTGTTTTTCTCCTCTCGATTTCGGCCACCACCGCAGACAACCAGTGGGCGGTCGAGGCGTGGAAGCGTGCCTTTTCGGGGTCGGCGAGCTCCTTCTCGGCCTGCGTTCTATACCATGCGAGACCTCGCGTCTCGACCGAGCTCAAGGGCTGGCCCTTCAACTTTCCGAAGGGGACGAGCACGTCACCGCTACCGGCCTCAGGCGCTGCCTCCTGCCTCTCCTCGACCTCGCCCACGGGCTGGACCTGCCGGGGCATCTCTCGACGCTGGGGGGCCACCACGGAGGCTGCGTTGCCGTCGTCATCATCGGCCACTACGCCTGCGAGCGTCGACAGCCCATACCTCCGGGCATAGGTGATCGCGCTGCCGTAAGCCTGCGGCGTCTTCTGTTGAGGCGCTGGCAGCCAGCAGGTATCGGAGATCCATTCCCCTGACTTATGCAGGAGCATCGTCTCGACCTCAACGCCTTCGGCTGAGTTCCTGCAGCGTTGAATCACGGAGATGCCATTGGCAGTCAGGGCAGGACGGCAGGCGTCCATGACTGAGGCTAGGTCAGCATACCTTGAGCGGAAATGAGGATTCTCGGAGGACTTCAGCGCCGCCCCCATCTGAGCTTGAGCGAGGGCGAGGGCTTGAGCAAGTTCGGTGATTTTTTCGGATTGATTCGGATTCATTTGTTTCCCCTTGTTTTTTTGCTTCGGTTGAACAGCCGTTCAAGCTATAGGTTAAGCCTGACTCGCTATCAAGTTTTTTTTGGAGGTCACATGCCGGAAATCGATTCGCCGTTCGTTGCATACAGAGTTGCCCAGGTGCGACATCAGGCCTCGTGGGAAGGCTTCCGCGTAGGCTTTGTTGTGGGCGTTTCGCTCGTCTTTTGTATGTGGGGAATTGTATGGGCGCTCCAATGACGGAAGAACAGCGTCAGGAGGAAATCAAGTCATGGGAAGATTGGCGGCGCTGCCTTTATCTTGAGCGCGTTGCGTACCTACTGTGGGTGGGTAAGTTTCGACGCGAGGAGGCCGAGGCGGTTGCCTTCGAGCGGTACAGACCCGGTCTTGCAATTCCCCGCCAGGTAGCGCCGTGAAGCCTTCGCCGAGGCAACTGGAGGTTCTCCAGAGCATCGACCGCGAGACGCGGCGCTTTGGGTACCCTCCCACCATCCGAGAGCTCGCCGAGCTCCACGGCGTGGCTTCGACGAATGCGATCGCAGACGTGGTGGGGTACCTGCTGGCGAAGGGCCTTGTCCGGAAGGCCTCAAGGCTTGCTCGGAGTCTGACGTTGACAGACGAGGGCAAGTCCTATCTGTCAGAGCTCTGACGACAGACGCATGACGCGTCAAAAAAAACAGAAAAAACATTGACGCTTCACGCCTGGCGCATAATGCTGCACCGTGGCCGTCTGGAAGCGGCAAATCTTAAATCGCGCAGTATGGCGAACCGCCCCGAGTGAGAGACTTCCAGCTCTCGCTTGTGTGGCGGTCTTTTTTTGGAGTCATCGTGAAATGGTACAAGCGATTCTCTGACTTCTCGCTCAGTCGAGAGGCCTTCACCATCAGCCCTCTCGCTCATCTTGTATACAGTGTCATTTGCGACACCGTGGCGAGGACTGGAGACGAGGGCGAACTTCGCGCAATAGACATCGACTCGCCGTCCTACCTCGCCCGGCTGTGCAACCTTAGACTGACGACTCCAGGTGAGCTCGATGCCCTCTGGGCGTCAAAAGACGGTCGACGAGAGATCCTGACGGTTGCGGTCACTGATGCGGAAAGCCTATCTTTTGCGGTCGGCCAGTGCGTCAAGGTGGGCCTTCTGAGTCGCCTTCAACGTGAAAGCGGGGACGTGTACGTCGTCGAAGGATTCACAGAAAAGAACCCCATCTTCCTGAATCCTGAAACCAGAAAGAAGCGAAAACAAAGGGAAAATCAAGAAAAGACGGGGAATGTCCCGGGACATACCGGGGACAGTACGGGACAACCCCGGTCAAGAGGAGAGAAGAAGAGAGGAGAGGAGAAGAGAAGAGAAAAGAAAAGCATTGTCGACAAGAAGCCGTCGACCGTGGCGAAGACAGAATCTCAAGAAACCTCTCCCATCAAGGAGCTCACCTCGCGCCTGACAGCTGCCTTCTCGGATGTTAGGAAGGAGGCCTACCTGCACCAAGGGGCAAAGGATGCCGTCGCCTTAAAGCGCCTACTCTCCTTCGATGCTTCGGAGGTCGAGCGCAGGTGGCGTCGGGGGCTGTCAGAGGCCGACCGATGGCTGAACATCTCGACCTTCGCGCAGCTTGCTCAGAAGTGGAACGACCTCGGAAGCAAACCCCAGGGCACAGTCTCCCCACCTGCCCAGAAGACGAAGCGGCCAGACCTGCCGAAACCAATCACGATGGAGGAGTTCCGCGAGAAAATAAAAGACCAGAAGCCCTACGAGTGGAACCCACCGACGAAGAAAAAAGATGACGAGGCCGAGGACTTCGGCCTAATCTCGGAGGCAACAGAATGAATACGCTCGACGTCGAAAAAGCCATCATCAGCATCGTTGCTTCCGACTCCCAGGTGCGTCCGGACAGGGCTGCCGAGTCCTACGACGCAACAAGGCTTGCCCCTTCTGACTTCTCCTCTGAGGCCATCGGTGAGACGTGGGACATTCTGGGGGCCTTCCTGCGGGCAGGGCAGGCGGTCGACATCGTCGCCGTTGCGGAGAGGGCGAAGGCATCGAAGGCGATTCAAGTGGCGGGTGGGAAGAAATACCTCGCCGAGCTTCTCCTCGCCGTTGCACCTACGCGTCACATGCTGCCCGAGTATTCGCGCCTCGTGGCAGACAAAAGCCTCAAGCGCCGAGCGGTGGAGCTGTTGCGAGAGGTCCACAAGCAACTCACCGGTGGGCAACGTCCCACGGCGGAGGCGCTCGCCTACGGAGCGGACGGGTGGGCAGCGTTAACAGCCAAGCAGGCAAGCCTGCGCACTTCTGAGGGCGACGTCCTTCAGTATGTCGAGGAAGCCGAGCGGGCCCTTCGTGGAGAGCGCGTCTGGTGTCTCCCCACCGGTATTCAAGCTATTGACGACGTCATCGGTGGGCTTCAGTCCTCCGTCCTGACGATGGTGGGTGCGTACCCGGGCGTCGGTAAGTCTGCGCTTTTGGCCTCGATGGTGTTGGGTCTGGCGCAAAAAGACGTCAAGGTGGGTTTCTTTTCGCTTGAGGACGAGCGCCTCTGGGTGACGAAGCGATGGTTGGCGCTTTTTTCGGGCGTCTCGCTGTTTACGCTGGCCACTTATCGCATGAGCCAACATCAGCAGGAGGGCCTCTCGGATGCTTCGGCGAAGGTTTACAGCCTCCTTCGGAACGTCGTCATTGACGACCGCCCGGGCATGACGCCTGCGGAGGTGACTGCCTCGGCCAAGGACCTCATCCTGAATCACAAGTGCAAGGCCATCTTCGTCGACCACTTAGGCGAGATGAGGCTTGAGAGGTCAGACAGGTACGACCTCGACGTCTCCGAGGCCCTCGCAAGCCTTCGAGACGTTGCGAAGCGGTATACGGTGCCGGTCGTCGTCGCTTCGCATGTCAGACGGCGCCAGGGGCTAACAATCGACGATGCGCCGAGCCTGACAGACTTCGCTAACAGCAGCGCACCGGAGCGCATGGCCCGCGTCGCTTTGGGCCTCTCCAGAATACCAGGCGGCATTCGCGCATCGGTGCTGAAGCAGACAAATGGACCGAGCGGCCAACACCTAGGGCTGAAGATGATTGAGCACGCGGGCATGATTTCACAGACGGAGACGCTTCAGCTACCCCAGGAGGATTCATGACAGGCGAAGAAGAGGCGCTCATGGGATTATTTCTCCTTGATGGCGAGGAGTGGGCGAAGGCTCGGGACGCTTACCTTGAGAAGTGCCTCAAGACTAGGCCCTTGCTGTTAAAGCAACGTGAGTTGCTACTTGCTGAGTCAGACGACGACGAGGTCATGCGACTGGAGCAGGAAATCCAGAATATATGGGCGGGCCCGTGAAGCCACCGATTTCCTACTACGGCGGGAAGCAAAAACAGGCGCACAACATTGTGCCGCTTATCCCCAAACACACGGTGTACGTCGAACCCTTCGCTGGCGGGGCTGCAGTGTTTTTTGCCAAGCCGTGGCCGAATTCACAGACTAACAACGACTACCGAGAGGTGTTAAACGATAAAGATGAGCGCCTAATCAATTTTTACCGCGTCTTACAGACACCAGAAAAGCGCGAGGCATTGATTGAGCGGCTTAATTTGACGCTCTATTCCGAAGCAGAGCATGCGAAAGCGAAAGACCTCGCCAGCGGTGACGAAGTGCAACGGGCGTGGGCTTATTTTGTCAACATCAGCATGAGCTTTTCAGCCAAACTTCATGGCGGGTGGGGTCGAATAGTGTTTGGTATGAATTCAGCGGCAACATGGGTGCGACGGGTGGCGCGCTTGCCGGAATACCTAGAGCGCATTTCGTCTGTCTATGTTGCTTGCGATGATGCACTGACAGTCATCCGACAATGGGACTCGCCTCAGACTTTTTTCTACTGCGATCCACCATACCCAGAAACAAACCAAGGGCATTACGGAGGCTACACTTTGGAGGATTTTCAAGCATTGGTGGATACGCTCAACGAATGCCAGGGCAGTTTCATTCTTTCAAACTACGAGCAACCAGGCGCAACCATTCCGGAAAACTGGGAGCGCTTCGAATTCCACGCGACAGCTCATAGCCGTGGGCGCGTCGGCTATGACAGAAGCAAAAAGGCCGACGAGACAAACCAAAATAGACAGCGCATCGAAGTGGTTTGGAGACGCTTCAACCGCGTGCCAGTGCGAGAGGAAATCGCGAAGCTATATGCAAGTGGCGCCTTTGATTGCTTCGTGTCGCGCCCGCAACAAGAGGCCGAGACGCTGCCTCTGTTCGCATTGAGGTAGACTTGCGCCATGTATTGCCACGCGAGAGGCTGCCGAGACATGGTGACGAGCAACGGAAACGGGCCCTTCTGCTTTCATCATCAGCAACAAAACCTTGAGCGAGCAGGCAAGGAGCCGGTCTTCTTTCTGGGTGGTGGGTATGGGCGAAGCCTGTGCCATGTATGCCTTGAGATGGTTCCCTTTTTTCAGTGCGTCATCGAGTCTCACATGACAGAAGGACGGACGTGTGACGGCAGCAGTCAGGAGATTGCAGCCTTCCGAGTGACAAAAAAAGGGGCCATCAAATGGCAGAACAGAAAGTAGTTTTACCCTACCCACCGAGCGTCAACCGGTACTTGCGCTTTACGACAAAGGGCTACGCTTACCAGACGAAGGAGGCGGTGGCCTACAAGCAGGGCGCGAAGTTGAGGGCCTACTCCCAGGGCATGAGGCCAGTGCGGAAGGGCGAGGTGGGACTAATCATCACAGTGTATCGGCCACGAAGGACAGGAGATCTCGACAACCACCTCAAGGTGCTTTTGGATTCACTCAACGGCGTCGCGTACACTGACGACAAGCAGGTAGCCGAGATTTTCATCAGTCGTTTAGAGGATGCAGCAAACCCACGAGTCGTCGTGAGAGTGTACGAGAGGGAGGCGGTGCAGCCTCCGCCACCGGAGACGGTGCCTGATGGTGTGCTTGTTTTTTCTAAGTGAGGAGGCGTCATGTCTAGAAAAACAAAACTGAACGCGGAAGTGCAAAAGAAAATCTGTGATGCGCTCGCCCTCGGCAACTTCAGGCAGACAGCCGCGAAGGCTGCTGGCGTATCTCTCCGCACCTTTACCGAATGGATGAGGCTAGGAAAAAACAGAAACAACAAGGCTTTTCTGGCATTTCGCCGCGCAGTATTGGAGGCTGAAACTCAGGCTGAAATGAGGGCGGTGGGTCTCATCGTGCAGAAGGCTGCGGAGGACCCAAAGCACGCCCAATGGTGGCTGACGCACCGATGGCCTGAGAGATGGGCAGAGAAAACGCGGCTGCGAATGGAGCATACAGGCAAGGCAGGCGGGCCCATCGAGGTGAGCGATGCAAGGGAAAAATTATTCGAGCGACTCTCTTCGGCGCTTACTGCTTCAGGCGACCGAGATGAGTCTGACGAAGGCCCTCCGACGCCTCAGTGACAAAGAGGTCGAGGCGCTTCTGTATGACTGGCAGGGATTGTGGGCGAGAGAGAATCAGCTTCCACCTACGGGTCCGTGGCGCGTTTGGCTAATCAACGCCGGACGCGGATTCGGAAAAACCAGAGCTGCGGCGGAGTGGACGAGACAGCAGCTACTTCAGATGCCGGGCTGTCGGGTGGGCATTGTTGCGAGGACATACAGTGACGCAAGGGACGTGTGTGTGGAGGGCGAGTCGGGCCTCCTGTCCACCTTCTCGCCTGCGGAGAGGGAAGGCCTTGAGTGGAATCGCAGCCTCGGCGAGGGCATTCTCCGCAACGGTAGCCGATGGAGTGTCTTCACCTCCGAAAAGCCCGACAGCCTTCGCGGGCCTCAATTCCACTGCCTATGGGCTGATGAGCTCGCGGCGTGGGAGAAAAACCGGGCGGCATGGGAGCAGGTGCCCTTTGTGGTGCGCCTTCCGTGGCCATCAGCGCCTGAGAGGGCTGGACGCATTGTCGTCTCGACGACGCCTCGGCCTGTGAAGGAGATTCGGGAGCTAATGAAAAGCCTCGACACAGCAGTCACGGGCGGCACCTCCTTTGAGAACTGGGCCAACCTCAACAAGCTGGCGCAGGCGAAGCTGGAGACGCTGCGAGGGACTCGACTGGGACGACAGGAGCTCTTCGCCGAGGTATTGGACGACGCCCCGGGTGCGCTCTGGCAGCGGGCCAACCTCGACAAGCACAGGGTGGCGCTTGCTCCTGAGATGGCCCGCATCGTGGTGGGCGTGGACCCTGCCGTCACCTCCGGCGAGGACTCCGACGAGACGGGCATCGTCATCGCAGGGAAGGGCGTCGATGGGCGCTTCTATGTGCTGTCCGACAGGACATGCCGTCTTTCGCCTGACGGCTGGGCACGACGCGTCGTCGAGGCCTTCGAGGAGTACCAGGCGGACCGGGTGGTGGCTGAGGTAAACCAAGGAGGAGACCTCGTCGAGCGCATCCTCCGCAACATCTCGAAGAACGTGGCCTACAAGGGCGTGAGGGCCTCGAAGGGGAAGCGAGTCAGGGCAGAGCCCATCGCGGCGCTTTACGAGCAAGGCAGGGTGAGTCATGTCGGAGCGCATGAGAGACTCGAAGACCAGCAGTGCAACTTCACGCCAGACGGATTCGAGGGCAGCCCTGACAGGGTGGATGCCCTCGTGTGGGCGCTGACTGAGTTGACGGAGGGTACTCGTGTCGTCATTCGCTGACTCCTTCGATGTTGCGCGTAGGTGGAGAAATAAGGGAAACTAAGGGTATGGACTTCAAAGCCGCTTGGAAGGCGCTGTGGAGCGTCTCGTCGCCCTCACCACAGGGCATGATGGCAGGCGTGTCTTCGGGTATGCAACGGGCCCCCAGGCGCGGGACTCGCGAGCTGATGGTGGCCTACCGCGAGCAACCGTGGCTGCGGGCCATCATTCAACGCATTTCTCAGGACGTTGCGTCTGTTCCCTTCCGCCTTCTGGCGCCGACGAGGGCTGCCGGGACGGGCCTTGTCTCTCGTGCCATCGGGGCATCAAGGACGGTGCGCCAGAAAATACTAACAGACGGACTCGCGAGCGGTGCCCTGCAGGAGCTGGACTCTCATCCCTTCCTAACTCTCGTCAACATGATGAATCCTGCCCTTCGTGCTGTGGGCAGCTTCACGGTGACACAGGCCTTCCTTGACTTGAAGGGCGAGGCCTTCTGGGTGCTGGAGCGCAACGGTGCTGGGCAAGTTGTCGAGGCTTGGCCCGTGCCTCCCCACTGGGTGACAGAGACGCCCTCGGTAAACAACCCCGCCTACCGGATGTCGGCCTACGGGTGGACGAAGCAAATTCCTGAGAGCGACGTTCTTTGGTTTCGAACGCCTGATCTCGAAAACCCATACGGACGCGGCAGCGGTATAGGCGAGGCACTGGCCGACGAGATTGACGTTGACGAGTTCGCCGCCAAGCATGTCCGCGATTGGTTTTTCAACGGGGGCCGCCCCTCCGGCTTCGTCTCCCTCCAGGGGGCAGGCGAGGACGAGGTGACACGCTTCGAGGAGAAGTGGAAGTCGCGTTACCAAGGCATCGGGCGGGCACATCAGATTCACTTCACCAACGCGGCCATTGGGTACGAGGACCTCTCGCACACCTTCAGGGATCAGGAGCTCCTCGCCCTCCGGCAGTATCAAGCAGACCTCATGCGGCAGACCTTCGGCGTGCCCCCAGAGATTCTGGGCATTCTTGAAAATAGCAACCGTGCGACCATTGACTCCAGTTTCTACCTATACGCGAAGGGCGTGCTTACGCCTCGTCTCGTGGCACTCTGCGATGCGATGCAGGGGCTTGCCTCGGAGTTCGACTCTCGGTTGATTGTGGATTTTGTCTCGCCTGTGCCTGAGGACTTGGAGTTTAAAAAGTCTGCGATGGTGGCCCTCCCCACTAACTTCACTGTCAACGAGCACCGGGCGCTTGCCGGGCAGTCGCCCATTGACGGAGGGGATGTCCTATTCGCTGTGGCCCCTCCTCCCTCGCCCATCATGCTTGCGCAAGAGCCAATGTGGACGAAGACGGTGGGTGTTTGGAAGGCCTCGAAGGGAATCGATGATGTCGTCGACGCTATCGACGGCGACAAGTTGAACGAGAAGGCAGAGCCAGTCAACCGGAGGCGGCTTCGGCGATGGGTGGAAACCGTACTGATGCGCCTTGAGGTAGACAACATCGAGGAGATTCTCTCGAAGCAAAGCCTGACGAGAGATGCCCTGCAGGAGTCCTCCGAGAAAATTACCAACACCAACGAGACGACGAAGCAAGCGGTGCGAGACGCGCTCGAAGAAGGCGTCATGGCAGGCGAGGGCATCGAGAAGCTGAGGCGGCGCGTCGCGGATGTATTCGAGAACGCCACCAGCAAGCGGGCCCGCACCATCGCTCGCACTGAGGTGGTGAGCAGCGCCAACAAGGCCAACCTGGCGGCCTATGTTGCCTCTGGCGTGGTGACGGCGAAGGAATGGCTGTCGGTGCCTGACGCCAACACCAGAGACGAGCACCGGGGCCTAGATGGGCAGATTGTCGGCATTGACGCTCAATTTGTGACGCCCATGGGTGCGAGGACGTCTCACCCGGGCGGCTTCGGCGTGGGGGCGCTCGACATCAATTGCAGGTGCGCCATGCTGCCTGTCACTGAGCTCTCGCCGGAGGGCCGCTCCAGTCCCTTCGCGACGACGAAGGAGCAGCGGGAGGCCGAGTGGAAGGCCTTCGACAAGGCGGCGCTGTCATGGGAGGACGAGCTCGAAAAGGCGCTCCGACAGGCCTACAACGAGCAGCGAGACGCAGCGCTTGCTGTCTTCGATGCCACCTTCGGAAAGGCCGCAGGAGGCCGTAGGAAGGCCGTCAAAAAGCAGCCCGCACCAAAGCCGAAGGCACCACAGGGACAGCTTCTGTTTGAATTGTGAGGCGAGATGGGCCACAATAACGACATGCGACGACCCAGGCTGCTCGATACCTCAACGTGGAAGGCCACGCTTAAAGGCGAGGGCAAGCTGTGTGCAGTGCGGAAAGAGATTTTTTCCGAGGTGACGCAGACGGATGGTCGCTTCGATTTCTGTCTGTCAACACCTGCTGTCGACAGGCACGGAGACAGGGTTTCGCAGAAGGGCTGGCGGTTGGAGAACTACCAGAAGAACCCGGTCGTCTTGTGGGCGCATGACCAGAACATGCCCCCGGTGGGGAAGGCCCCCGTCGTGCTCGTCGAGAACGGCCGCCTCGTCGCTCGTGGCGTGGAATTCACGCCGAGGGACTTGTCGCCCTTCGGCCACATGGTGGGCGAGATGTACCGCAACGGCTTCCTTCGGGGCGTCTCGGTAGGCTTCCTGCCTGCCTCATTCAAGTACGCTGAGGACCGCTCAGAGATGGCCATCGACTTTGAGGAACAAGAGTTGTTGGAGTTCTCTGCCGTCCCTGTTCCTGCCAACCCCGAGGCGTTGCAGGAGGCGAAGGCGCTGGGCATTGAGTTGTCGCCTATGCTTCGATGGGCTGAAGCCATCCTCGACACCACCGATGGCACCCAGACGGTTCAACGGGGCATGGCAGAGAGAGTCTTTTCCACCCTCAACACTAAGCGGAGTTTTCCCATGTCGCAGAAACAAGAGATGGTTTCCCCCGACGAGATGGCCCAGCCCGAGAACGGCGATAGCGTCGAGATTGAAATCCCCGGCGGGCTTCAGCAACTGCATGACTTGCTCATGTTGCTCATGGGCGAAATGAAGGCCATGCGTCAGGAGATGGTCGAGCTTGTCGAGAAGATGGGTGGCTACATGAAGGAGATGAAATTGCACCCCGAAAACCCGACGCAAGAGATGCCACCTCTTGAGCCTATGAAGGCGAAGACGGAGCTCGTCGCGAAGAAGGTGAACGAGGAAGTCAAGCGACGCATCGCAGCCATGTTGGGGCGGCTGGACTGATGCCTCTCTCCAGAGACTATCCGCAGTCGGCAACCGATGCGGCCAAAAGGGCGTTGAAGCACAAAGAGGAAAACGACAGCAAGTGCGGAACGCGGGTGGGGTGGTTTCGAGCCGGGCAGCTTGCCAGACGAGAGCCACTGGAGCCGGGAGAAGTAAGGCGCACCTATAGCTTTTTAAGCCGGGCGGCAGTTTATAACACCGGCGAGTATTTCGACGCAGACGGGAAGGAAGTCTGCGGCAGTGTGATGTACGACGCTTGGGGTGGAGAGACAATGCTTCCCTGGGCCAAGAAGAGAGTCGAGGAGTTGGACGAAGAAGAAGAGAAGCACCTAACCCGAAGCAAAGGAAACGAAACCATGAGCGACTCAGGCATTGACGCGGTGGTGGCAAAGGCTGTGGCCGATGCCATGAAGCCGCTTGAGGAGAAGTTGAGCCAGAAAACAACCTCCAATTTCTCGCAGCCTCCGGCGCAGGGTCAAACCTCGTCGACTGGCATCGAGTATTCCGGCAAGGAAGTCGCCGAAGGCACCGGCCTCGGCTTCATCCGGTACGCGAAGGCGAAGGCCACCGCAGCGCTGCGCAGCCAGAAGGAAGGGCGGTATGTTGCCCCTTCCGACGTTGCGAAGGGCTGGGGCTACAACACCGTGGCGAAGGCGCTGAATCAGAACGACTTCGACAACGGCGGCTCGCTGGTGCATCAGCAATTCGCCTCGGAGATGATTGAACTCCTGCGGAACAAGACGGTCGTGCGCAAGGCTGGCCCGAGGGTGTTGCCGATGACTGGTGGCAACCTCACCATCGACCGTCAATCGGCCTCGGCGACTGCTTACTACGGCCAGGAGTCAACGGCCATCACGCCTTCTGACCCGTCGACTGATCAGATTGTTTTGACGGAGAAGAAGCTCACCGCGCTCACCGCTGTCTCCAATGACCTCATCCGCAACGCCTCAATCAATGCGGAGGAGTTCGTTCGGGATGACCTCCTCAACGTCATGGCCATTCGTGAGGACTTGGCGTTCTTGCGCGGCGCCGGGTCTGCTTCCGAGCCGACTGGCCTCCGCAACCGAATCGCCTCGGCTCATGTCTACGCTGAAACCATCGCCTCGGAAGGCTCACCCACCTTCGCTGAAATCAAGGCAGAGTTGGACAGGGCTGTCAGCAAGCTGGAACTCGCCAACGTGCCGATGCTGAAACCTGTGTGGTTCATGTCGCCTCGCACTAAGCTTGCCATCATGCGCAGCGCGGGACCTGGCGCTGAAGGCACCAACAGCCTGGAGCGTGAGATGGTCGAGAACGGGACGCTTCGCGGTTTCCCCTTCTATGCCACCGTGCAGATTCCCACCAATCTCGGCGGCGATGGCGACGAGTCCGAATTGTACCTCGTCGATATGTCGGAGGTGTTGCTTGGTGACTCGCTCAACCTCGAGGTCGAGGTCTTCCCCAATGGAGCGTGGAGCAACAGCGGCACCATCGTCTCTGGCATCTCGAATGATCAGACGGTCATCCGGGCCATCTCGAAGCACGACATTCAACTGCGACACACCACTGCTGGCGTGGTTGTCACCGAACTGAGCTGGGCTTACTAAGCCTTGAAAGGATAAATACAATGGGAGCCCCACATATTGCAGACATTGGGAAGTACCTGAAGACCGCCTCATGCAACGGCATCAGCATCACTGCCGGAGGCTCTGGCGACAACGTCGCCTTGACGGGTGCCACCATCGACCGTCGAGGCTACGGAAGCGCCAACTTCGTCATTGCCTACAAGACGACGCTGACTGCCTCAGAGACGCTGGCCTTCGCTGCCGAGTACCAAGAGAGCAGCGACGGAAGCAACTGGGATACGGCAACGGCGCTTCAGGCTTCAACCGTGGCAAGGACTGGCGCGGTGACGGCTGGTCATGGCGTGGTTGAGTTCGACATCAACCTCGAAGGAAGGAAGCGATACATTCGCTTCAACTTCACGCCGAACCTGTCGGCCGCCGGGACGGACACTGCGGTCGTCTACGGGACCGCAATCCTTGGCGGCGCTGACGTTCTGCCTGCGGCTTAAGTTGAGAGTGTAGACCGAGGAGGGCCCTTCTTCGGAGGGGCCCTTCTCACCACGGAGGCGTCATGGCTGTCTTGAGACTCTTGAAAGCATACGGAAGCAACGTCCCCGGCGAGGTGGCGGGCTTTCCTGATGACGTGGCAGCAGCCCTCGTCGCGTCCGGCGTGGCCGTTCGCCTGGAGGCGCCGAAGCCTGAAGTCGTCGTGACAAGGTTTGTGTCCACGGTGCATGCTGCACCTGTTGAAGTTGTCGAGAAGCAGGAAGTCGCCGAAAAAACCACGAAGGCAAAGAAGAAACGGTGACGCATGGCCCTCGCCGCTTATGCCTTGACGACACTCGCGCAGGCGAAGACGGAGCTCGGCGTCACTGTCTCGACGCATGATGCCGTCATCGAGCGCCTCGTCGACACTGTCTCAAACGCAGCGGCTGAGTATTGCGAGCGGACGCTTCATTACGCCAACGGCATCGCTGAGAAGGTGCCTGGCTATGGCGGTCAGCTTCTTTTCGTCTCAAGGACACCCATCGTCTCGGTGACTTCCATTGAGTTGCTTCCGTCCTCCTTGTCTGCTGCAGGCACCGGCACCACCTATGCGGCAACGTCCTATGTTGTGCGAGACGCCGGGGCGGGAATCATCTTCCGGCGAGATGGTTTCCAGTGGACGGCAAACTATGCTGAAAGACTCACCTCGGCACCGCTGAAACCTGGCAGCGAGGACTTCCGCTTTCTGGTGACGTACGCCGGCGGCTATGTGACGAGGCCGCAGGGTGGCGCCGTCAACCTTCCGCCAGACATCGAGCAAGCGGTCCTCTGGGGTGTGGCCAACTTATGGAGGCAGCGAGGCAGGGAAATTCACGGCCAGGTCGAGACGGAGGATGCGGCCACGGTTGAATGGAAAAGCCGGGTGCTTCCGGGCCCATGTCAGGAGCTCCTCAAACCCTATCGGAGGACGCGATGAGCCTGAGTATGCAGGTGAAAGGCGTCGCCGGAGTCCGTGACGCATTGAAGAAGCTGGCGAAGAATTACCCATACGCGACAGCCCATGCCATCTATGCCGAGGGCTTCGAGGTGCAGAGAGAGGCCACGAGGAGAGCGCCTGTCGAGTTCGCAGTCTTGAGGACTTCCGCCTACACCACTGTTCCAAACCTCAAGGAGATGGCCTCGGAGGTGGGATTCGGCACCGAATACGCCATCCGGCAGCACGAGGAGACAAACTACCAACACCCACGCGGTGGGGAAGCAAAATACCTGGAGAACGCGGTCAACATGAGAAGCGCCGGGATGCTTCAGAGACTGAAAGACTACGTCAAGAAGCTGGTCGAGCGAGGCGTTGACAGCCTTCCGGCACCCATGGGCAACACAAGGCCCGTCGTCAAGCCTTCGCCTACGAAGCAGAGGAAGAAGAAGGTGGCCTCTCGTCCGAGAAAGAAGCGGTGACGCATGGCCTCGGTTGACGCTGACGTGACGACTATGTTGGCGGCCACCGGAAGCCTCTCTGGTGTGTCTGTATTTCAAGGCCCTGTGCGAGAGATAGGGGCCTTCGTGCCACCGACGGCAGTATTCGTGCTTCAGACAGGCGGCATTGCGCCCACGCCTTACCTGGGGACGGGGACGGATGTGCGAGATAGCGGAGTCCAAATCAGAATCCGAAGCGACGTTGCCAACGGGTACAGCACGGCGGTTGACTTGGCACAAACTGTCCTTGCTGCCGTGCAGCGAAAAACACCCAGCGGGCGGGTGACTATGTTTGTGAATGAGTCAGAACCGACATACCTGGGGCAGGATGGGTTGGGTAACTTTGAGTTTTCGTTGAATTGCCGGGTTGTGTGGGTGGGGTAATACGCTTAAACTACAGTCTTAGGAGGAGTCACCATGGCCTTAGCAGCGCACAACCTCGTCGTCAGAATCCGCACCTCGGCAGGCCTCGGCACCTCAGCCGACAACATGACGGGCGTGCACGACGTGTCCTTAAATCGCGTTCGTGATGAGTTGGAGACAACCGACTTTAACGACACCTCAAAGAATTTCATCCTCGGACTCAAGGGCGCGGAGGTGACTTTCTCGGGTGCCTATGAGTCTGCAGACACGGCGTATGGGCGCATTGAGACGGCCTTCGGTGACGGCACCTCCGTCTATGCCGTCGTCCTCTGGAACGGCACGGCGGGGCACAACGTCGAGTGTAAGGTGGTGTCTCTGGACATCTCAGGCGCTCGCGATGGCCTCGTCGAGGTGGCTGGGACGCTTCGGGCAACTGGTGCAGTCTCCACGGTGTAATGAGGTAGGCCATGGCATTAGCGGCGCACAAGGTGACTGTCAGCTACTGGGGAGCTGGTGCCTCTGGTTTTGGAACGAGTGGCGAGACGTTGACGCTTTTGTCTGGAACCACCTACTACCCCACCTCAGGAAGAAAGAACGCAGTGATTCAGACTGATGGACTTGTGACCATCAGAGACGGCGGCGTCAGCATTGGAAGCGCGTTCACGGTTAATCATCTGCAAGGGACGTTCACCCTTGATTCGGCGCCAGCTGGCACAGTCACCGCAGACTGGGGCTACTACGGCAGCGTCGTCGCGTTCGAGGCGAGGGAGTTCTCAATCAATCTCGTGCGCGATGAGCTGGACGACACCGTCTTCGGAGATAATGATAAGTCGACGCTCCTGGGTTTGAAGGGAGGCGGAGGCACCATCGGCGCTCTTGAGTTGCTCACCACGGAATGGAATACAGCGGTGCCTGGGTACGAACAATCCATTCAAAGCACATGGAATAGTCAGTACAAGTTCATCATCGAAGTCATGTTCGACGCGACGAGCCGACGCACCTTCCGTGCCTTCTGTAAAATCCCTTCACTGGATTTGTCAGGCGCTCGCGATGGCCTCATTGAGGGCAGTTTTCCCTTCATTATCTCTCAGGAAAACACAATCCACACGCCGAAGACTGTTTCATCCGCCTTCTTCACGAAGATTGCTTAAAGGATAAAGGAAAAGAGAATATGAGCGAGCAACTGAGAGACGCAGCTTTCAACGCAGACGAGGTGGCCCTTGTTGAGTTCGAGCACCGGGGCCAGCGGTACGCCATCAAGCCACCGACGCTGCTTCAGCAAAAGCAGGCGAAGCTGGCAGCGAAGACGAAGGAAGGCGTCGACGAGACGCTGATGGGCATCCTTCTCCTGGTGGGCTGCATCGTCAATCCGGAAACCTCCGCCCCTGTCTTTCAACGTGCTGACGTTGACGCCCTTATGCAGCAACCTTCGACGCCCAATAGCTTCCTCGGTAAGGCCCTCGCAGCCTTCGGCAAGCTGTCAGAGCAGACTTCGGCGGTTGAGAGTTTTTTCGAAGCAACCGGGCAAGGCAGCTAGTCTATTTTATTGCCCGGGAATTGGGGAAGTTTCCCAGTGAAGTTGAAGAGACGTTGACGGCTTTTGAGTTGGCAGAATGGAGCACCTTCTTCAAGATGGAGAAGGAGGCACACGACGACGCGATGAGGAAAGCGCAGCTTAAGAAGAGGAGGTGACGGCATGGCACTCAGTCTGGGCAGTCTCTTCGTTAAGCTGTCGGCAGACCCTTCCGAGCTCGTCAAGGGCATGGACTCCGCAGCCGACAAGGTGGCGAAGTTCGGCAACAAGATGAACGAGATTTCGGGCAAGCTGGGTGCCTTGGGAGTCTCGCTCGCTGCCATCGGTGCCGGAGCCATTCGCCTTGCGTCTCAATTCGACTCACAGGTGAAGGGAGCCACCGACAACCTCTCCAACAGCTTCGCCGCTGTCTCTGTGGAGATAGGCCGGGCGCTCCTGCCTGTCGTGAATATGCTGGCGCAAGCCTTCGCAGCGCTCGCGGGATACCTCCGAAGCGTGGACCCTGAGACGAAGGCGCTCGTCGCAGGCTTCGCCGCAGCGACAGCCGGGACGCTTACCCTTGTCGCTGGTGTTGGCAAGGTGGTTTCGGCCTTCACGTCCTTGGCGCCTGTCATCTCTGCAGCCCTGGGGCCCATTGTCCCTGCCATCCTGCCCATCGTCGCGGTAGTGGCAGCCATTGCCCTCGCGGTGCCTCTCCTGTGGCAGGCATGGAAGGAGAACTTCGGCAACATTCAAGGCTTCACCACCTATGTCGTCGACGTCATCGTCGAGAAGTGGAACGCCTTCAAGGGCTACTTTTCACGCACTGTCTCCTTTCTCGGCAGCGCATGGGAAACCCTGACGGGCTTCCTGTGGAAGTCATGGAGCGTCGTGATGAAGGGCGTGGCCACTCTGGCCGGAAGCGTAGCCAAAGCCTTCGGCGCTGACTGGACGATGGAGCTCGAGGCCTTCAACGAAACCATCGACGACATCGCCAAGCGGGGCTTCGGTGGGCTTGTCGAGGACGCTGTCGACGGTGCCACCATTGTCGGCAAGGCATGGATGGAGGGCGCTTCGGATATCGGACGGACATTAAAGGATAAGGTGGGCGGAGCCATCAAGGGCGTCTTTGATGAATACGGCAAGGGCCTCGACA